CGTTTGTAATATCACTTTCATTTTTCGATTCTAAAGCAAGAATCAAAATCTTTTCCTCTTTTACAAGAAAAGGTCTATATTTAATTTTTTTATTTGATGAATGTAACTTCAACTCATAGGTTGGAGTTTCGATTGTTGGTAATGGCATAACAATTTATTCAGTGTTTTATATAGGAGGGTTTATTTAGAAAGATCCAGCTGGAAATGTATTACCGTATTGTAAATTATCAAGTCTTACATTTTGACTTGTGGTGAGATTTTCTCTACTAATGGTATAACCACCCTCAACAGCTGTGTCATTTGAATTTACAAGACCAATAGGTGTATTAATAGGAGCTTGCCCCTCTAGTCCATCAAAACTTGAGAAGAATCTATCATAAGCAAACTGCACACTACATTGTAACACATTTGGTTCTCCATAGGCAACTCTCATTGATGTTAAATCAGTCGGCCAAATATTAACAAATTCATATTGTGCCATGCTTGATCGATACGATCCCTTCTTTTCACTAAAAGTATCTCTCTCAAATTTTGTAACATGAAGTATTTCTTTGTAATCCTCTGGATACTCGAATCGTGAAAACGCAGCATAATCTCTTTTGTTTTTAACTGGATTGATAAATGACATCCATCTTTCTAAAACTTCTAAGACTACCATGTCTGCATCACAGTAAAAAGTGAGATTTAAAGGAGGAAAATTTCTAAGATTTGGAAATGACTCTTGAATACCTTGATGATGACCAACTGCAAGATCAGTTGTAAAACTTGTGCCTGGAATCTCTGCTTGTGTACATAACAAAGACATTTTTCTTTTAAAATCAGTTCCCTGAGTCCTGTTTTTACCAGGCTCGTCTCCTTCTAACCATGTTCTAGATTTTCCAAATGAAAAAGTTACTTGATAAAGAGCATCAAGAGATACTCTACCAAGACTATCTCTGATATCTAAAGTTGAACCTTTAAATATATCTGATTTTCTAGGAAATAAACTATTATCTGCCACAATAAATAAATTTAAGTTGTTATTACTATATATGAGCTATAAAGGGATATATAGACCTTCTAATCCTAAAAAATATAAAGGTGATCCCCAAAATATTATTTATAGGTCTTTGTGGGAAAGAAAATTTATGAATTACTGTGATTTGAATGAAAATATACT